ATATCTAAATTTGTTGATATAGTAGTAAATGGTATTTCTAATAAAGAATTTGACATAAAAGCTTTTTCTCAAGACCCTGAGTCAGTAAAGAAAAGAACTAATTATGCTGCTGCAATAGCTGAAGACATGTATGCTCAAGAGTTAATGCAAATGGCTAAAGATAATCTCGGCATAGATACAGGTCAATCTAACATGCCGGCAGATCAACTACCTAAAACTAAAGAAGAGCTAGAACTGCATATGCAGCTTTCTTATAAGCAATCTATAGAAATAGCAGAAGAAGAAGCAATAACAACTACCTTAGCAAAAAACAGATGGCCACTAACAAAACGTAGATTAAATGAAGATCTAGTTGTGTGCGGTATAGCTTGTTCAAAAACTAGCTTTAATAAATCAAACGGCATAGTAGTTGACTATGTTGATCCAGCTCATATAATATACTCATATACTGATGATCCAAACTTTGAAGACATATACTATGTTGGAGAAGTAAAATCAATTACAATACCTGAACTTAAAAAACAATTTCCAGACATATCTGATAAAGAATTACAAAGAATTCAAGAGATGCCAGGTAATAGACAATATATAACTGGTTGGGGAAATTATGACGCTAATACAGTGCAGATAATGTATTTTGAGTATAAAACATACATGAATCAAGTATTTAAATTAAAATACAATGATAATGGCTTAGAGAAAATTATTCAAAAAACAGATGAATTTAATCCACCAGAAGCTGATACGTATGATAAAGTTTCAAGAAGTATAGAGGTATTATACTCAGGTGTAAAAGTTTTAGGTACTAACACTATGCTTAAATGGGAATTAGCAGAGAACATGACAAGACCTTCTTCTGATTCTACTAAAGTTGAAATGAACTATGCTATATGTGCGCCTAGGATGTATAAAGGACGTATAGAATCTTTAGTAAGTAAAATAACTGGTTTTGCTGACATGATTCAAATAACACATTTAAAAATGCAACAAGTACTGTCTAGAATGGTACCAGACGGTGTATTTTTAGATATGGATGGTTTAGCTGAAGTTGACCTAGGTAATGGAACTAATTACAACCCAGCAGAAGCACTAAACATGTACTTCCAAACTGGTTCTATAGTTGGTAGATCACTTACCCAAGATGGTGAATTAAACAGAGGTAAAGTTCCTATTCAAGAACTAACTTCCTCAGCTGGTAGCGCTAAGCTTCAAAGTTTAATAATGACTTATAATTATTATTTACAAATGATAAGAGACGTCACTGGACTTAATGAAGCTAGAGATGGAAGCATGCAAGATAAAGATGCGTTAGTAGGTATAGCTAAGATGGCCGCTAATCAATCAAACATAGCAACTAAACATATTAATCAAGGTAGTTTGTTTTTAGCTCTTAGAATATGTGAAAACATATCTTTAAAAATGGTTGATGTATTGAATTTTCCATTAACAAAAAATGCTTTAATAGAAAGTATATCGTTATTTAACGCAAATACTTTAACTGAAGTTTCTAATTTAAATTTACACGATTTTGGTATATTCCTAGAACTCGAACCTGATGACGAAGAAAAAGCTCAGCTAGAAAACAACATACAGATATCATTACAAAATCAAGGTATAGATCTAGAAGATGCTATAGATATAAGACAAATAAAGAATTTAAAATTAGCAAACCAACTGTTAAAACAGAAAAGAACTAAAAAATTACAAAGAGATCAAGCTAATCAAGAAAAAATGATTCAAGCTCAAGGTCAAGCTAACGCACAGGCTTCAGAAGCCGCGGCTATGGCTGAAGTTCAAAAAAATCAAGCGTTAACACAATCTCAAGTGCAGGTTGAACAAGCTAAGTCTCAATTCGAAATAGAAAGAATGCAGACAGAGCTTTCGGTTAAAAAACAATTAATGGCTCAAGAATTTGAATACCAAAAACAATTAGCTCAAATAAAGCTAGGTGTTGAAGGTGATAAAGAAAAACAAATTGAAGACCGAAAAGATAAAAGAGTTAAATTACAAGGAACTCAACAAAGTCAATTAATAAATCAACGACAAAACGATTCAGCTCCAGTCGATTTTGAGGGTGGAGACTCATCGCAACTAGGTACGTTTGGTTTACAAAATATAATGCCGCCTAGTTAACTATTTAATAATTATATAATATTTTATCATGTCAGAAGAAACAAAAACAAATGAACCCGTGAAACAAGAGGGTGACTTTAAGATTAAAAAAAGAAAACCTAAAAACTTAGGTTTAGAAACTAAAAACAACAACATAACGAAAGTAGATCTTTCAAAAGCAGAAGCAACTGGTGAAATTATGCCTGATGTGGTAAAAATTAACATACCTGCAGACGCGTTAAAAACAGAAGAAGATGCCATTCAAGTCGGAGAAACAACGAAAGTGGATGTGGAAGAACAAACCGGAGATAGCGCTAGAGTGGACGAACAAATACCAGAGCCCAAACAAGTTGTTGAAGAAGTTTCACCAATCCAAGAAATAACAGAAGAAGACAAACAAGAAGTAAGTCAAATATCTAAAGACATAGCCGAGGCTAAAAGAGATGAAAAGGTTCTTGGTAAACCATTACCAGAAAACATCAACAAGTTAGTTTCTTTTATGGAAGAAACAGGTGGATCTGTCCAAGATTACGTAGCTTTAAATAAAGACTATAGTAAGTACAGTTCTAAAGATGTTTTAAAAGAATATTACACAAAGGCAAAACCTCACTTAGATCAAGAGGAAATTGGTTTCTTAATGGAAGACAATTTTGAATTTGACGAAGATGTAGACGAGCCAAGAGATATACGTAAGAAGAAACTTGCGTTTAAGGAAGAGGTTGCGAACGCTAAAAGCTATTTAGAAAGTTCAAAGAGTAAATATTACGATGAGATCAAGTTGAGACCAGGCGTAACTCAAGAACAGCAAGAAGCTATAAGCTTTTACAACCAATATAAAGAGCAGCAAAAAACTGCAACACAATTACATGGTGATTTTAGAGATCGTACTAAAAAATTATTTAGCAATGAATTCAAAGGTTTTGATTTTAACGTTGGAGAAAAGAAATTTAGATACGGAATTAAAGATCCTGGTAAAGTTGGAGAAACACAGGTGGATGTAAGCAACTTTGTTAGTAAGTATACTGACGATAAAGGTGGTTTAGTAGATCCAGCTGGTTACCACAAAGCAATGTATGCTGCTATGAATGCGGATAAATTAGCTAGTCATTTTTATGAACAAGGAAAAGCTGATGGCATTAAAAATGTTATTAGTGGATCTAAGAATCCATCTCAAGACGGACCTAGGCAAGTTGCCGATGGTAATGTTTTTGTAAACGGATTAAAAGTAAAATCAATTAGTGGATTAGACTCATCAAAATTAAAAATTAAAACAAGAAAGTTTAACTAATTAAAATTAAAAAATTATGGCATTAGCTCCACAATTTGGGTCGATAGTACCCTCGCAGTCGCAACAAGCGCTGCAAAACAACTATTTAAATTTTACAAACGGGACAAATGATTTTGCACAACAATATTTACCAGAGCTTTATGAGCAAGAAGTAGAGCGTTATGGAAACAGAACTTTGTCAGGTTTCTTAAGAATGGTTGGCGCTGAAATGCCAATGACTTCTGATCAAGTAATTTGGTCTGAACAAAATAGATTACACATTGCGTATAACGCTTGTACATCTGTATCTGCTGCTGGAACAATTACTATTCCTGTAACAGCTGCAAATGTTGCAAACCCAATACTAAACGTTATATCTCCTGGTGCAACAATTGTTGCTATGGATCAGTTTGGTGGAGAAGCAAAATGCTTCGTTAGAACATCTGACACTCGTCCAGGTGGTGGTGCTGGTAATCCAGGACAGTTAATTGTAGAACCTTATGGTTTTGCTACATTAGCTTTAGCTGGTATAGCAGATTCTGCTAATATCAAAATATTTGTATACGGTTCTGATTTCCAAAAAGGAACTTCTACAGGTAACGCTGGATCAGCTGCAAATACTTACGCTGCTGCAAACAACCCTATGGTTACTGTAGATCCTACCTTTACTCAATTCAACAACTGTCCTATTATAATTAGAAGTACTTACACTATCAATGGTTCTGACACTGCTCAGATCGGTTGGGTAGAAGTTTCTACTGAAGATGGAACTGGAGGATACTTATGGTATTTAAAAGCTGAATCTGAAACTAGACTACGTTTCGAAGATTACTTGGAAATGGCAATGGTTGAAGGTGAATTAAGTGCTGGTGGACCTGCTGCTTTAGTGGCTCAGTCTGGAGGTACTCAAGGTTTATTTGCTGCAATTCAAGCAAGAGGTAATGTGCAAACAGGATTTACAGCTGCTGCTGGATTAGATTCTTTTGATGCTATCTTAAAGAATTTAGATACTCAAGGAGCAATTGAAGAAAACATGTTATTCTTGAACAGATCTACTGCTCTTGATTTTGACGATATGTTAGCTTCTATCTCTGGAGGATTCTCTGGAGGTACTGCTTTCGGATTATTTGAAAATTCTGAAGAAATGGCATTGAACTTAGGTTTCTCTGGTTTCAGACGTGGATCTTACGATTTCTACAAAACTGACTGGAAATACTTAAATGATGCTTCTACTCGTGGAGCAATAGTAGGACCTGCATCTATTGAAGGTGTATTAATTCCTGCTGGAACTTCTACGGTATATGATCAAATCTTAGGAACAAACATTAGAAGACCATTCTTACACGTTCGTTACAGAGCTTCACAAGCTGATGACAGACGTATGAAGTCTTGGTTAACTGGTTCTGTAGGTGGTGCTTTCACTTCATCTTTAGATGCAATGGAAGTAAACTTCTTATCTGAAAGATGTTTAGTAACTCAAGCTGCAAATAACTTCGTGTTATTTAAAGGAATCTAAGGATTCAAATTATGTAATTTTTACCCTCGTTATAACTACGGGGGTAACTATTACTTTTAAACTATTAAATTATATTATATTATGTCAAAAGAAAAATCAACTCAACCAGAAGGTTGGGAAATTAAAGATAGAAATTACTATCTTACAGGTAATGAATCGCCATTAACCTTTACAATACCTAGTAAACATACTAGAAAACATCCTTTACTTTATTTCGATGAAGCTACAGGAACACAAAGAGAATTAAAATACGCAACAAATCAATCATCAGTATTTGTAGATGAGCAAAAAGGTGAAGCAACAATGGGCCATATAACTTTTAGAGATGGTACCTTAGGTGTTCCTAAAGCTCAACAAAATTTACAAAAAATGCTTTCTTTATATCACCCACTTTCTGGGCATAGATTCAAAGAACTTAAGCCACAAGAAAACGCTATATCTGAATTAGCAATTATTGAGTGGGAAATTGAAGCATTATTAGCTGCTCAAGATATGGAAATTGACCAAGCTGAGGCAGTACTTAGAGTTGAGATGGGTACAAGCGTTAATAAATTAAGCTCTAAAGAAATTAAAAGAGATTTACTTTTGTTTGCTAAATCAAATCCACAGTTGTTTATGGAGTTAGCAAGAGATGAAAATGTTCAATTAAGAAATTTTGGTATTAAAGCAGCGGAAGCTAGGATAATAACCTTATCACAAGACCAACGTACGTTTACTTGGACTAGTAATAAAAAGAAATTAATGACAGTTCCATTTGAAGAAAATCCTTACGCAGCTTTTGCTGCTTTCTTGAAAACAGACGAAGGTGTAGAAATATATAAGTCTATCGAGAAAAAACTTAAATAACATGTAATACTAATATAGGGCTCGTTTACTCGGGCCTTTATATTATAATAAACAAATAAAAATGGCAATAAACGTAGATCAAGTTTATAAAACAGTCTTGTTAATAATAAATAAGGAACAAAGAGGTTATCTTACACCTAATGAGTTCAACAAGTTAGCTGCTCAAGTTCAACTTGACATACTAGATACTTATTTTGAAACTATAAATCAACAACTACGAGTGCCACAAAACGAGAGCGAATATGGTGATCGTTATAAAACAGTACAAGAAAAACTAGATGTTTTTAAAAAAATAGGCAATTGTACATTTAATGCCGCAGCTGGTACGAACCCAGCTTTTTTTACGCTGCCCACCTCTTCTGGTGCAGCTAGTGGAACACAATTATTTTCCACTGTAACAAATCAAATAACATATCCTTTAACAACTGTAACACAAAGTCAGGTAGAAAACAGCACTGTAGTAGTAACATACTTAGGGGTTGCATATACTAATTTTACTATATCTGGTGGAGTATTTAGTTTAACAGCTGGATCTTTACCCACGGGTGCTGCTAATAATATAGTTATAACTTTGTTTCCACAAGATTTTTATAAATTAGGAACAATACTATATAGAGATGATAGAATAGCAGAACCAGTACAAAGAAATGAACTAGCGCTTCTCAATATGTCTTCATTGACTAAACCAGCAGAGCAGTTTCCTGTTTATTTATTTCAAGAAAATAAAGTAATTATATATCCTCAATCAATAAATAGTCAGGTTCAAGCTACTTATATTAAAAAACCAGCAGATCCAAGTTGGAACTTTAGTTCTGCAACTGGTTATTATGTTTGGGATCCAGCTACTTCTGTTAATTTTGAATTAGATATTACAGAGCAAGTTAACGTGATAATACAAATATTATTGTATGCAGGTATTGTGATAAAAGATCCAACCATAGTTCAAGCAGCGGCTAGTGAAATAGCTCAAGAGCAACAAAACGAAAGAAATTAATAGAAAATGGCAATACAACCAACAAATAACGGGATAGTAACAGAAAACTCTCAGCAATATTATCAAGGTTCACAAGAATTTAGAGGCGCTGCTGTGCCTGCAAATGGTCAGATTTTTATAACTGACTTTGATAGTGGCTTGATATTGGGAAGCGCTACTAGTTGGAGTCCTAATGATGTAGATTATGGTTTAAATAATTTTAAAGTATACACTAGCTCAACAGGTTTAGCTGGATCTTGGAGCCAATGGGTTACAGAAATAGTAGTCACTAATGACAACACTATAACTTTAACTACAGCTTCACCGGTAGCCAATGCCTATATAGTTGTTCAATTGACTATATTAACTGGTGGTAAATACGCTTCAACAGAAGCTGAAAAAGCTTATGGACAAACCGTTGAAGATAATTATGGAGGTTATCAATATATTAAATTAAACGAAGTAGTAAATAATTTTATGATTGCTTATGTTGGCCAAAGTAAATTGATACCAAACGTAAAAAGAACAGATGTAATTTTTCACACAAAAAGAGCAATGCAAGAATTTAGCTACGATACTTTAAAAAGTATAAAGCAAGCAGAGCTAACAGTACCTAACGAGTTAACTATAGTCTTACCTCAAGATTATGTAAACTATGTAGATATATCTTCTATAGACGCTTTAGGTGTTAAACGTCCTTTGTACCCAGTAAATAACCTAACAACAAGCCCTTACTATACTCAAGCTCAAGATTCAACTGGTATACCTACACAAGATCAATGGGGTAATGATTTAGAAGGTACTTCAATCACACAAGAAAGATGGCATAATGCTAACCAACAATTTATTAACGGTAACTTTACTAATGACTTTACAAATGATATGTGGGCTTATAATTGGGGAGGCTTAGGTAGCACTATAGGATCTGGCTATGGCCAAATGTATGGTATGGATCCGCAATATTCTCAAATGAATGGATGGTTTAACATGAATGAAAGAGAAGGTAAAATATCATTCTCAAGCAATTTAGTTGATCAATTAATAATATTAGAATATATATCAGATGGATTAGCTTTTGATTTAGACAGCAGAGTTCCTAAAATGGCTGAAGAAGCAATGTATGCTTACATACTACACGCGATAATTTCAACTAGAATAAACCAACCTGAGTACATAGTTCAAAGACTAAGACGTGATAAAAGTTCTAAATTAAGAAATGCTAAAATAAGACTATCTAACATAAAGCTTGATGAAATAATTCAAACAATGAGAGGTAAATCTAAATGGATAAAATAACTATACATGGCAGAAGCTAAAAACAGTTTCATCAAATCTAAAATGAATAAAGATTTAGATGATAGACTTGTACCAAATAACGAATACAGAGATGCTTTAAACGTAGCTGTATCTAGATCAGAAGGAAGTGATGTTGGAGCTTTAGAATCTATACTTGGTAACGAGATGATAATTGATGCATCTAATATTAAGGCACAAGTAATAGGAGTTAAAGTTGATCAAACAAGAGCGTTAGCTTA